CGAATACTCTGGTAAAAATTGATACAACATCAGGCCTAGGCCCTCTGTTGATATTAACCTGTCTAGCATTAACAAAATCTTTATCTAGAAATAAAACCTTCTTTAATCTACTGTAAATAGCACTAGGTGCCTGACAGTAAAAACCAGTATTAAGGTCATTTGCTAAATTTGTTGTTATTATAACTAAATCAGGTTCAATATAAACATTACCTTTCATCTCAACGTTCGGATTCAATGAAGTCTTTCGGATATTGTTCACGAAATCAATTACCTTTCTCCATGGATTGCTCGAACTGAGTCCTGGTTTCTCTGCACCTAAATCATCAAAAATGACAACTTTGTGCGAAGTCCTAAACTCAGATTGAAATTCATCCGTTTCATTCAAGGCAACGATATCGCTCGAATACGCTTTTCCATATTTTGCTTTCAAACAAGCCGTAGCTAATTTTAGAGCATAATTGGATTTACCACATCCTGGATATCCGGTAAGAAGAATACAATAAGGCTGTCTTCGAATCGAACCATTCGAATTGTCAAGCTTCAAAGTCTCCAAAACATGGGATACCCTTTCAAAATTTTTACGATCATGCCAATTCAACAAATTAAATCGCATTAACTGTTTAACCCAAGTTAATCGATCCACATATTGCTGTTTTGACATGCCAACCAAGTTCTCTGCACCACAACGAACGGCAGATACCTTGGACAACAATTCCTCAACTATACAAAATTGGCTAAATGCCGAAGCAATAAAGCCTAAAGTTGTTGAAATTGTTGCAATTAATATACAAATATTTTTACATATAGTATACATTTTATAATACATTTTACTTAATTCATAATTTGTAACCACTGAATTTTATAAGACAATATAGCTGGTTAATCTATATTACCTTCTCGTCTAAAATACTGCTCTGCAAGCGTCTAGAGAAAACTGACGAAATTTCTCTATCCGTAATCAGTACAAAGCCCCCTCTCTGTTCTCCGTGGAGACCTGTCTACAATTGGGGTGAAAAGACATATAAAATAAATTTATAGAACATACTAATTTGACCTATTCACAGTCATAATCAATATCCTCTCCTGAGATACCACAAGATTCAGTGAAAAGCTTCACATTTCTGTTTACATAATCATCTGAATAATCTGGTCTCAGAATTTGGGTCATTTCATCATACGGGATGAAATTAACAACACCTCTCAAATCTTCATTCAGATCAACAATATTTTGCAATTTCTGTGAAAACTCTTCATATAATTCGCGCCCGTAAAGGTACTTATCACGAAGAGCTCCATCAGTATAAGCTCCGAATTGTTCTGAAAAAGACAAAGGGGTGTCATTCGGTTTCTTTACCCAATGAAACCTTTTAAGAATAGAGTCCTCTTCTATCGGTCCTACAATGATATCAAGCGTTTCATGTCTCACAAAACCTCTCTTTAAGAAAGAAATTTCATCAATCCCAATATAAGGGCGTGAAACAGAACCTTTATCTGCCATTGTATAACCAATATCTAATTTCTCAAATTCTCTCTGACACGATGTGTGTGTATACCAAGAACAATGCTGCTTAACAGACATAGCATTATCATCCCCATATGTACCTAATCTAACATTTTCAGCAAATCTTTCTTTAATATTAGGCATCATAGCATAATACACATACCGCATCATAATAGAATTACAAATACTATTCAATTGGACTGTAATTAAATTTCCTGATGGATTTCCATTTGCAAAACGATACAAATCTCCATCAAAAAGAATATTTGGATGCACAATATCTGAAAGAGCGCCTTCAATCAAGCAAATCTCTTCATCTGTACACCCAACTTCTTTATACCAAGAAACCATAATTCTTGCAGCAGCAGCCGTAATCTGCGCTGCCATCCTCGTATCAAAGCCAGAAAAATCTCCAGCAATCATATTCTTTGTACTGTATTCTGTTAAATATTTATGAAACTCGTCCCACTCTTTCGATAAAGGATTAATTCCAACTAAACATTCTGTTATTTTCCAATGTTTCTTCATAATTTGTGGAATACCTGCTAAAACCCGTCGAGAGGCAACAAAATTGGCAAAAGAACTTCCGTAAAATTTCCTAACCTTATCTCTTGCTTTCTCTTCAGGTAAAAGCTCGTTAACCTTACTACTAGCTTTATAAATAGATTCTGAGCGTAGGCTTTGACGCCAACTTTCCCAAACTCTATCTATCTCGCTTTGTATATCAAATTTATCATTAAATTCACGCGGTACTTGGACAAGTGACTCATCCATAATATCACGTTTCAAACAATGTTTCTTTGATTTCTGTATAGGAAAACCAGCTGAAGTATCATTTGGTAAACCACCTAAGCCAAACTTACCAATTCCATCCATTGCTTCTTCTTGCGAATAAATTCTCAAGATATCAGCAGCTTCTGGATCATTACGAATAGCATCCAAAGTGTGTTCTTTATAATCGGCAATCGCTAACCTTAAAATATCTCCCTCATAATGTTGTACAGG